GTTCCTTTTGAAGATACCCCCATGCACGCGGCTGGGCATGTTGGGTCAGTAACTGTGAGCACCCCATAATGGCTGGATTTACATACACTACGCTTAAACAAGCGATTCAGGACTACTGCGAGAACACTGAGTCTACGTTTGTTTCGCAGCTTGATACGTTTATCAAGGTTGCTGAAGAGCGGATACTGAAAGAAGCGACGCTGGAAGTGTTCAGGAAGAACGCTACGGCTACTCTTGCTTCGGGGAACAAGTACTTTCCTAAACCCGGTGACTGGCTTAGTTCTTTTTCTCTGTCGATATTGATCTCTGGAGACCATAAGTTCCTTCTGAATAAAGACGTTAATTTCATTCAGGAATATTGGCCTGACCCTACAGCTACGGGGGAGCCGAAGTACTACGCGAACTTTACACAGGCTAACTTCATTCTGGCTCCCACGCCGGGTTCGACGTATACAGTGGAGCTGCACTATCTTTACAGACCTGAGTCTATAGTAGATGCCACTTCTGGCGCTACGTGGCTAGGTACGAATGCAAGCCAAGCGATGCTCTACGGAGCATTAGTAGAGGCTTACATCTTCATGAAAGGCGAAACGGACTTGTTACAACAGTACGAACAGCGTTTTATGGAGTCTCTTAGACCTCTACAGGCTTTAGGGGCGGTGAAAGAGCCTAACGATAAGTATCGTTCTGGCGGATAAATTATTAATTACGGAGACACATAATGGCTATATCTCAAGCAATGTGCACATCGTTTAAGGTGGCAGTGCTTAACGGTGGACACGACTTTGACCTTTCTTCTGGGGATACTTTCAAGATCGCCCTGTATACCAGTTCTGCCTCTTTGGGTGCAGCAACCACAGCGTATACTACGTCTGGGGAAGTGACAGGGACTAACTACACGGCTGGCGGTAATACGCTGACTAAAATAGATCCGACATCTTCAGGTACTACGGCTTTTACTGACTTCGCAGACACTACATGGTCTACGGCTACTGTAACGGCTCGTGGAGCACTTATTTATAACACTACGCCTAATACAGCTTCTGGTTCTACAGTAGCTAATGCGGCAGTGGCGGTGCTCGATTTTGGTGGGGATAAAACGTCTACGGCAGGCGATTTTACTATTCAGTTCCCCGCAGCCGATTCATCCAACGCTATTATTAGGATTGCATAACGATGGCTACCGAAGATCTGACTGGAGCTGGTAAATTCATAGATGACTTAGTTGCTACGAATCCAGTTTCGTCAGATCTGGTAAGCAGTGGCGATGAACATCTTAGAGGTGTCAAAAACGTTCTGAAGAATTCCTTCGGGGCGGTGACTGGCGCTGTTACGGCTACACATACGGAATTGAACTACACCGACGGGGTCACCAGTGCTATTCAGACCCAGATAGACAATATTACAACTGATGTTGTTGGTGATACGACACCGCAGTTGGGGGGGAACCTTGATCTTAATTCGCAGAATGTAACTGGCACAGGAGCGTGGCAAGGCACTGCTATCGCTGATGGTTATGTTGCTAGTGCTTCAACATGGAATACAGCGAATACAACCGCTAATGCGGCACTGCCAAAAGCTGGTGGAACCATGACCGGCAACTTGAATCTTGGAGATAGTAATAAGATTCAGTTAGGCGCGAGTCAGGATCTCCAAATATTTCATGACGGGTCGAACTCCAACATAAACGAGGTAGGAAGCGGCAATTTATATATTAGGGGGGAAAACCTCTTTCTGGATAATGCCGCTGGCAGTAAAAGGTTTGTGGGCTGCACGGCTAGTTCTGGTGAAGTTGGTCTGTATCATAGTAACCTTGAGAAAATTAAAACAACTTCTTCTGGAGTCTCGGTCACTGGAAATATAGCAGTAAACGGCACAGTCGATGGTCGAGATGTGGGAGCAGATGGTGGCAAGCTGGATGGGGTTGCTAGTGGTGCAACCAATGTGACCAACAATAATCAGCTAACAAATGGGGCCGGGTATGTAACCTCTGGTGGTCTTTCACATTCCTTTATCTCAAGTACAAGTTCAGTGACTGGTTTTACAGCACCCAGTGGGGGGACGTATCACGCCACTTGCTCTATTGCAGGCATGAGTAGTACAGGTGGGGTAAAGATTTACAAGAGTGGAACCGTGAATATAGGTGTAAAGAATAATGCCGAATCGAGTGGGTATGTAACTCAAACTAATAACACTCAAAACGGTGGGGACAATCAGAAAGAGGGGCTAACATTCCAAGCCGTGTTCGCTTCTGGTGCAGGTATTTCATTTAATACTTCAGGAACTATTGGTAGTCCAAGAACCATCTGGACAGCAGTCAGGACAACATAGGAGATTAATATGGAAGACCCACATGTTTTATTTTACTTCCACGACGACAAGGGGGAGATCATTGGCAACGGTGGTGCCCCCCGATCTCATGCTCCACAGATTGTACCTGATTACACAACCGTTGAGTTTACTGGTACAGCACCGGATGAAAGGACACAGTATTTAAAAGATGGAGAGTTCGCGGACAGGCCAGTTATGGATATTACTGTGTCTGGTTCGATTATCTCTGGTATCCCTGACGGGACGTTGGTTGCAGTAAACCCCGGAGACATATCTGAAACGGTTACTGATGGCTCGGTTGACTTATCTACCAGTTCAGATGGCACTTACAGTGTGCAGCTTACTAACTTTCCGTACCAACCGGAGTACCTAGAGGTCACAATTTGAAATTTATAAGGGCTTATGATGCCTTTGACAAAGAGTATTGTGAGGAGGTTATCAGGACATTTGACAAATGTCAGGAAGCTGGCTATGTCAGATATCGAGACAATGTGACTCATACCGTAGACAGCCAGATAGATATGAATGTTGCATTAGAACCCACTTCTATGGAATTAGGTGGTGAGTTTCTGGCAGATAAGTTTTTCCCTGTTATAAAGGATATCATTCCTCAGTATGTGAACGATGCTCATATGCCATATGTACCATCACATTGGTTTCGCAATATGTTAGTTCAGAGAACAGACAATAACTGTGGTGGATACCATCAGTGGCATTGTGAAGCTAGTTGCCATGCGTCTATGGATCGTTGGCTGGTTTATACCTTGTATCTTAACGATATCCCAGAGGGTGAAGGGGAGACAGAGTTTTTACATCAGAACTACCGTTATCAACCAAAACAAGGTCAGGTGGTAATCTGGCCTGCCGGTTTTACTTACATCCACAGGGGGAACCCCATCAGAACCACAACAAAGTACATAGCTACTGGTTGGGTTCATTTCGCACCTGAAATGGAGGAAATATGAATATTACAGTAGTACGCCCATACGATGAACTTCGTAAAGAGGCTTATGCACCCATTGAGGAACAACTCGATATGCAATACTGGGACAGTATTAACGGAACAACAACGTGGGCAGATGCTATCAAGGCAGTGAAGGATAAATACCCGAAGGGGTAATAGATGACGACCACAGTCACAACAGGTATAGCCGCAGTAGGGGCGGTAGGAGCAGAGTCCACTTGGTCTGATGTATCTGGATCATGGGTCACTGCTCTTACGTGGGTATCCATACCTCTGTCTACGCAGAGCTCTGGGGCTGTAGCTGCGGCGAGCAATACATCTGTTACGGGAGTTACAGCTTCAGGTGCTCTGGGTGCTGAGTCTATATCTGGTGCGGCTAGTTTTACGGTTTCGGGGGTAGAAGCTACTACAAGTCAGTATGGTGTAACTGTACACGCTGTTGGTGGGTGGGGTTCTAACGCTTGGGCTGATGGCGGTTGGAGTACAGATGGTCTGCTTGTACCAGTTTCAGGGCTTAGTGCTGATGCTATAGTTGGACAGCCACCGCAGGTCGGCGGGATTATAGCTATAGATGTAATTCCTACTGGTGTTTCTGCTACGGCAGCTCTAGGCAATGAGTCTCTATCCACTCAACAGATACTATCTGTAACGGGTGTTACAGCTACAGCCACTCTAGGCAACGAGACAGCAGCAGCTGGAGCAATAGCTTCTCCGTCTGGTCTAGCAGCTACCACATTTGTAGGCAGCGAATCTGTAACGGGCATAGCGAATCTATACCCAACAGGAGTTACAGCCACTGTATCTGTAGGTAGCGAGACAGTAATAGCGAAAGCGGTTGTTTCTCCATCAGGGGTCGTAGCGACTACGGCTATTGGCGCAGAATCAGTAACAGGCATAGCGAATCTATATCCGACTGGTGTTTCAGCTACTGTTTCGATAGGGTCGGGAACAGTAAAAGCAGATGCTAATGTCGCTGTAACAGGCGTAACGGCTCTGGCTCCTGTAGGGGCTGATGTAGTAGTTGATGCGCAAGCGGTTGTTTCCGTTACTGGGGTTAGTTCAACTACCGGGATGGGTGGAGTCTTTGTATGGAGTTCTGTTGGACTAGGGGCAGAACTACCGACAGCAACTTGGACAGACATAGCGGCATAGTCAAGAGGATAAGAAATGGCTTCAACATATTCGGGTGGCGTAGGTAGACTCCAGTTAATGGCAGACGGGGAGAACTCCGGTGTCTGGGGACAGGTCCTTAATGCCAATTTTCAAGCTCTAGAAGAGATGGTTTCTGGGCATGTATCGGTGAGTGTGGCGGGTTCAGGGTCCATTGCCTTAGCTAATGATGCGGATGTAGGGTCTAGTTTTTCTACTTCAGAGGCTAAAGCCGCCCTTATTACTCTCACAGGGGCAGTTTCTGGGAATCATGATCTAGTCGCTCCAGCCAAAGAAGGCTGGTACATAATTCAAGATACATCGACTGGCAATTTTGATCTTACATTTAAGCCTTTAGGTGGGACGGGTGTTGTCATCCCCAGAGGGGGTAAGACGTTCATGTTCACAGATGGCAGCACAATGTTTAATCTCTTGGATGAGGTTAACAGGCTGTCTGAGATCAATGATGCGGATAACAATGAAGTTCTAAAGTTCGGTACCACAGCTTCCGCTGTCAATGAAATAACGATCACTAATGCAGCTACCAGCAACAAACCGACGCTAAGTGCAACGGGTGGGGATACTAATGTAGGTATCGCTATAACACCTAAAGGGTCTGGTGAAGTAACTGTAAGCGGGACTCTGAACACTGCAGCTATCTCATCGTCCAGCACTGTTACAGCCACTTCTTTCGCGGGTAGTGGGTCGTCGTTAACTGGGATAGATCCTTTCCCTTCGGGCACCAAGATGATGTTTAACCAGACTTCAGCCCCGACATCTTGGACGAAAATAACCTCGGAGAATGATAAGGCTCTGAGGGTTGTATCTGGTACTGTAAGCTCCGGTGGTACTCACCCGTTGAGTTCTCCACCATCGTTCTCGCACACACATACATTTACAGGGGGTAGTGGCACTACTTCTTCCTCTGGAGCGCACACTCACTCGGATTCATTTAGTCCGGGCACGGAAGCATCTACTACGGGCATTGCTACGTCTTCAACTGGGGCGCACACTCATACACTGACACCTACGGGGACCAATGCTGCAACAGCCCCTACGGCTTTCGCCCCTCAATATGTTGACGTTATCATAGCGAGTAGGGACTGATGACTGTTAAGGTTGAATACACCTGTCCTTTAGGGTCTACCTGTGAAGAGGTTAAGGATGGCAAGATTATGCGGTGCGCTTGGTACACTAAGGTCATGGGTAAAGACCCGCAGTCCACTGAGGACATAGAAAATTGGGCGTGCGCTATGTCGTGGATGCCCACGATGATGGTAGAGATGAGTCAGACCAACAGGGGCCAGACAGCTGCGCTCGAGTCTTTTCGTAATGAGACGGTGAAAGGGCAGGCAGAGTTTAATAGCTTGGTGAAACAGAAGATAGCTATAACGAATTAAGAGGGTAAAAGATGGCTTCAACATATTCAGGCGGCGTAGGTAAACTTCAGCTAATAACTGATGGCGAAAAGACAGGCCTGTGGGGTCAGATTACCAACGCTAACCTCCAAGTTCTGGAGGAGATGATCTCTGGTTACGTTACTCACGATGTAGCTGGGTCAGCTACTACAACACTGGCAGGCGATGCTAATGTAGGGACTAGCTACTCTGCATCTGAAGCTAAAGCTCTGATAGTCAAGTTCACAGGCACCAAGACGGGCAACCACGATGTAATTCTTCCAGCTAGAGAGGGGTGGTGGATATTCTGGGATGGATCAGCTGGGGCGTACGATCTAACACTTAAGGTCACTGGTGGGACTGGGCTGGTCATGTCTCGCGGCGGTAAATCTCTGGTATTCACGGATGGAACTACGGCAGCTCCGCAAGCACTAGACTCTCTTCCTAGCCAGTCTGGAGAAGACGGTAAGTTCCTAAAGACAGACAGTGGTTCAGCAAGTTGGGCAACACTAGATACTGATGCGAACACGACTACTAAAGGCCTGTACGAAATGGCTCATACAATTTCCAGTAACTACAGTATTACAAGCACGGCGAACGCAATGAGCGCAGGGCCGATAACGATTAACGCCTCGATAACTGTGACCGTTCCAGCAACCTCAACTTGGGTGATCGTCTAATGCCAGTCAAGATCAAAAGCACTTCCGGTTCAGTTACTCTCGATGCACAGAATGTCAGCGGGGATCAGACCCTCACGGTTCCAAGTATTGCTGGGGGCAAGACGCTACTCACGACTGATGGCGATGGCTCAAGTCTGACGGGTATCGTGCATGGGGTTGATGGGATTACTTCGTCGGCTAATGCTACGGCTATCACGATTGATTCTAGTGAG